CCCAGATAGCAATGTCCGTACACTGTTTAACGAAGGTTACAAGCAGGTTGCTGAAGTAATCCTTTACGGTAAGGACGGGTCGCCTCTCAGGACTTATACTCTTGAAGGTTGCTGGCCTTCTGACGTAGGTACGATTGAACTGGATTGGAACACAACCGACACAATCGGCACTTACACAGTTACTTGGGCATTCGATTACATGCTCAAAGGATCCTAATAAGTAAGGTTCTAATTCCTTACATTATGCACCTGTGAACGAACCGGGGGGATTATAAATACTTATAATCCCCTTTTTTTATTTGGAGTACTAATTAATGGAAATTTTCGGCTTTGAAATCAATCGTAAGAAGGAGGAAAAGGAAAAAGAGAAACTAGTTTCCTTTGTCCCACCTACTAACGATGATGGCGCCTTAACAGTAACGGCTGGCGGTGTATACGGAACATACGTTGACTTAGACGGTTCTGTACGTACTGAGGCGGAACTGGTAAACAAATATCGAGCGATTGCACAAGATCCAATCATTGATCTGGCCGTTCAAGATATTTGTAATGAGGCAATTGTTGAAGATAGTGATGAAACAACAGTATCAATTGTTCTCGACGATGTTGAGACACAAGACTCTATCAAGAAAACAATCACAGAAGAATTTGAAAACGTATTAGACCTGTTAGAGTTTAATCGACTCAGTTACGAGGTTTTCAAAAGATGGTACGTCGATGGTCGCCTATACTATCACGTAATTATTGATGAAAAGAAACCTGCTAAGGGAATTTTAGAAGTACGATATATCGATCCGCGCAACATCAAGAAAATTAAGGAAGTCAAGAAAGAAAAAGACAATTCTGGTGTTACAATCGAAAAAGTGGTCGCAGAATATTATATCTACAATCAGAATGGTTTCTTAAAGAAAACAAGCACAGGTAGTGGCGCAGTTTCGTCTTCATCTGGACCGCAACAAACACAGGGAATGAAGATTTCGAAAGATTCTATCGTTTACTGTACCAGTGGTTATCAGAGTGTAGACAATAATCTGATACTGTCATACCTGCATAAAGCAATTCGACCTTTGAACCAGTTACGTTCAATGGAAGACTCTCTTGTAATTTACCGAATTTCACGTGCGCCTGAGCGGCGTATCTTCTACGTAGATGTTGGCGGCCTGCCAAAGGCTAAGGCAGAACAATATCTGCGTGACATCATGACCAAGTTTAAGAACAAAACAGTTTACGATTCATCGACCGGTGAAATCCGTGATGATCGTAAATTCATGACCATGCTTGAAGACTTTTGGTTGCCTCGTAGAGACGGCGGCCGAGGTACAGAAATCACAACACTTCCAGGTGGCCAAAATCTGGGAGAGATTGAAGATGTCACTTATTTCCAGAACTTGCTCTTCCGTTCTTTGAACGTTCCTTCTACACGATTGCAACCAGATACAACTTACACGTTGGGTCGAGCAACAGAAATCAGTCGAGACGAAATTAAATTTTCTAAATTTATTTTCCGTGTTCGCAATAAGTTTAGTGAGCTGTTCACAAAGATGTTAGAACGTCAACTTATTCTCAAAGGCGTTTGTACAACCGAAGACTGGAAAGAGTGGAAACACCGAATACAATATAAATTCGCCATAGATAACTACTATGAAGAATTAAAGTCAACAGAGATTATGCGTGACCGAGTAGGTTTGTTGCGTGAAGTTGATGAATATATTGGAAAGTATTACTCACATGAATATGTACGTCGATTTATCTTGCAACAGACAGAACAAGATATGAAAGATATCGACGAACAGATCAAAGGTGAAGGAGATGATCCTAGGTACACGGACGCAGACGGCGAAGATTTTGATGTTCCCCCACGTCCAGAACCAGAACCAGAACCTGAGAGACCTGAACCAAAACCTGAAAAGGAAGAGGAAAAACCTGAAGAATAGAAGGTCTTTTTTTATAAATAAGAAGTAATTAATAGGATAGTAGTTATGAACGACATTACAGATTTTATTAGTGCCGCAGTGGAAGACAAGCCCGTACAGGCAATCAAAGCGTTTTCAGCAGCGATGGAACCTAAGATAGACTCGGCCCTTGAAACTAAACGTACTGAAGTACTACAACAAGTTTTTAACAACCAAGAAGCAGAGGATTCCGATGTCTGACACTCTTAAAAGTATTTTAGAAAAATACAAAGCAAAGGGCGCCGACGAACAACACTTCATGGACAAGCACACCGATAACGTGCAGGTCACTGATGGTCCCGGCGCAAAAGAAGCTGATGCTGCCGCTAAGAAAGTAAAAAAGTCTACACGTAAACCCCACCACGGTTATGAGCCAGGTGAAGACGAAGAGGTTTACGAGTCAGTGGATCGTTTCTCAATCGAAGATATCAAGTCTGTACTGGTTACAGAAGAGCTCGATGAAGAGATTGTTGATCGAATTGAAAAGACTCTATTAGAAGCATCACCTGCGTATTTCATGCAAATCGTTGATGAAGCCGTTAATGCGTTTGTCGAAGAGGCAACCGATGAAGAACGTGCCATTCTCGACGAAATGCTTTCGACAGAAGAAGGTTATCAAGAACTCGTCGATCTTATTTTTGAAGAGGACGATGATGATGACGATGAAGATGACGAAGACGATGAAGACGAAGATGATGACGAAGACGTAATTGACCCTAAGCCAAAATTAAAAGAAAAAGATTCTAAGAAAGAATCATACTAAGGGTTAAAGTCGATGGCACAGTATCGCATTGATTCTGATCAGTACTTAGGCGACAATAAAACTTTATTTGAAGTAATGATGCTTTCAGATAAAGATGGTAACGTCATCAATTCGTTTGGTGCGTCATCTAACATACCCATTGCATCTGGTGATGTTGAAGGGTATTCGTCTGTACATAAGTTTGGTTTAGTAGACGGCAACAGTGGAAGTCCTGCTACAATTTGGACAGGCGCTAACACCGCCAGCGGCGTTGCCTACACGTGGCAGACAGAGGCAAACACTGTGTCTGCAAACAGTACGATCTCAGAAACGCAAACAATCACTGTTGAAGGACTTGATGTTAACTACGCTGAAGTGTCGGAAGATATTGTACTCACAGGACAAACAGAAACAGCAGAAACGACCACAGAGTTTCTAAGAGTACACAGAGCATTTGTAAAAACGGGTGATACAAACACGGGCAGAATTAGTATTAATCATAATTCAGCTGATGATAAAATCTCTGAGATTTGTTCAGGATATGGTCAGACGTTGCAATCGTTTTACACTGTTCCAGCAGGTAAGACTGCATATCTTTCCAGACTGAGGGTGTCATCGTCAAAACAGTCGTCAGCCATTGTAGCGTTGTTCATAAGACCTTATGGCGGCGCTTTTAGAGCACAGTCAACGGTGAGTTTATATTCTGGAGATGCTGAAACAGCTTTCGATACGCCGTTAAAGATAACGGAAAAATCAGATATCGAAGTTAGAGTAATAGGCAATACCAACAATACGTTGTCAGCTGACTTTGGTATGATTCTCGTAGACAACGCATAAATAGAGAATACAGATTCTAGGAACTAGAGATGATAGTAAAACCTTTAACAGCTGAAACAAGTCTCTCTGCCAACAGTACAGTCGGCAGCGCAAAACTTGTTAGAATCTACAACGGTCACACAGCAGCCGTTCTAATAACAAATACAGATCAAAGCGTCAGTTTCACAATGCCTTCTGGATCTATCTCTTTTTGTCAAAAAGATTCTACTGACGAATTGAGTGCTAACGTCGGTGGATCGGCCGTGTTAGTAACTTCTGTCGCTTTCAACATTTCATAAGGAGCGAACAATGAAGTTAATCACAGAGGTAGTTGATCGTATTCAAGTCATCGAAGAAGCAAAGGAAGATGGCAAAAAGACACTCTACATTGAAGGTCCTTTTCTGCAAGGTAACATTGTAAACCGCAATGGCCGGCAGTATAGCACCGAGATTCTGGAAAAAGAAGTTAATCGTTACGTAACAGAAGTGGTCAACAAAGGCCGCGCTTACGGTGAACTCGGTCATCCAAATGGTCCTTCAATTAATCTTGATCGTGTTTCTCACATGATCACAGAACTGCGCCGAGACGGTGACAACTTTATCGGCAAGGCAAAAATTTCTTCTACTCCTATGGGACAAATCGCCGCAGGCCTTATTGAAGACGGTGCTCAGTTGGGAGTTTCAAGTCGTGGTATGGGTTCACTGAAAGAAGGCAAAGACGGTATCATGGAAGTGCAAGACGATTTCTTTCTTGCCACTGCCGCTGATATTGTTGCCGATCCTTCAGCACCTGATGCCTTTGTAAATGGTATCATGGAAGGTGTTGAGTGGGTTTGGGAAGCCGGAAAACTTGCAGAGAAGAAATGTGAGCAAGTGAAGGATCAAATTGAAAAAGCTGCAAAGACTCACCGCTTGGATGAGAATACAAAATTACAGATTTTTGAAGCTTTCTTGAAATCACTGTAAAAATTAATTTTTTATAAATAGAGTAATAAGTTAAAAACAGGAGTATAATCCGATGTCCGAAGAACAAAATGTTGAAGTCGTAGAGGAAGTAACTGAAGTTTCAGAAGCTTCTGATGCGGCTGGTACGCTTAAGCCTAAGGCAAGCAAATCTGAAATGCTCGGCGATCTGATGCGAACTGCTGGTGCCATGAAGAAAGATGATCTTTCTATCTTCCTTCAAAAAGTACTTGATCAAGTTGGTAAAGAGGACGAGACGGTCGATGACACCTCTGCACAAAACGCTGCCTCTATTGCAATGAAGCCTACCGGCGCACCTAAGCCGGGTTCTGAAGCTTCTTATGCAATGAAGGAAGATGTTGCTGAGTTGTTTGCTGGCCAAGAAGATTTGTCAGAAGACTTTACAGAACGTGCAACTACTCTTTTTGAGGCCGCTGTTAACAACCGCGTCGACCTTGAAGTTGCTCGTATCGAAGAAGAATATGAGTCTAAGCTTGAAGAGCAAGTCAGCAAGTCTATTGATGAGCTGCACGAACAAGTTAACACCTATATGGACTACGTAGTTGAGAAGTGGATGGAAGAAAACGCCGTTGCACTTGAGAACAACTACCGCGTCGAAGCAACCGATCAATTTATCGAAGGTCTGAAAGGTCTTTTCGCAGAAAACTATGTTGAAGTGCCTGCTGAAAAGATCGATATGATTGGAGACCTCGAGCAGAAGGTTGCTGAACTTGAAGAATCTTTGAATGCAGCAGAAGCTGAAAAAATCAAGATGTCTGCGGAAATTCAACAGGCACAAGTACAGGACGCTTTTGATTCTGTATCTGAAGGCCTTGTTGCTACTCAGACTGAAAAACTCCGTACTCTTTCTGAGGGCATTGAGTTTTCAAGTGTTGAAGAGTACAGCGAAAAGTTGCAAATTATCAAAGATCAATACTTCTCTGAATCAACTAGCTCTGAAGAATCAAAGACTGGTTTGATCGTTGAAGAAGAGACAGTTGGTTCGAATGATGAGATTTCAGAGGATCGACCTGTACCTGTTGAGATGAGAAGTTATGTTCAAGCAATCTCTAACACAATTAAAAAGTAACTTTTTATAAATAGAACTGGTATCTGCCCAAAAACAAATAGGAGTAATACTAACATGAATTTATCCGAACAAATTCAATCTAAGTGGGATTCGGTGATCTCTCACCCAGACCTCCCCGAAATTAAGGACGCACATCGTCGTCAAGTGACAGCGATGGTTCTTGAGAACACAGAGAAAGCTCTCCGTGAATCTGCTCAAATCGGTGCTCATCAATCTCTGACAGAAGCCGCTCCCACAAACGCTGTAGGCGCTGCATCTTTCACTGCTGGTGGTGAAATCGCTGGTTTCGATCCGATCCTGATCTCTCTCGTTCGTCGCGCTCTTCCTAACCTGATGGCATATGACGTATGTGGTGTTCAGCCAATGACTGGTCCTACTGGACTGATCTTTGCAATGAAGACACGTTACGCTAACCAAGCTGGTACAGAAGCATTCTACAACGAAGCCGACACTGGTCACTCTACTACCGAATCTGGTGCTAACACACCCGGTGGTGAGCA